TGAGTTTGCCCGCAAGGGCCTACTCGAGGAGTCTGACTGTTGGGCCTTGATAGGGTTCCGCAGCAGGTCGCTAGAGTTCATGAGGGCTCATTCAACTAACAAGTTGAATGAGTGGGAATCCGATTTTACGGCACTTCCCTGCTCGAACCCAAAACGCCTCCGGCTAGTAATAGCTTGGTGAGGACCGAGGTCGGCTTTATCATCCGGTACTCGGGGTCGCGTGAGCTAAGCCTCTGAGAATTGAGGCCGCAACATTGCGGAAATGTGAATCTCGTGAATTCAGCGTAATCACGTACTTGAGTTTGCCCGCAAGGGCCTACTCGAGGAGTCTGACTGTTGGGCCTTGATAGGGTTCCGCAGCAGGTCGCTAGAGTTCATGATGAAATTTAATTTTAAACAAAAAGACCCATCCGTACGTATAAGTTTTAACTTATTACGACGATATGTTTCCGTTTTGCTTTGATTTCACGACATCCCCGTTAGCCGTCGCCCTCACTTTGTAGAACTTATTTCTCGTATCGAGGTTCTTTGAAACTCGAACGGAAAGGGTTTTGTCATTACCTATTTAAAGGAATGTCATCGCCTATTAGTTACCTACATTGCTGGGGCTCCGAGTGCTAACCAGACCAGTCTTCGTATCGGGTCTGCCTTTGGGTTACCTTGTATCTTACCGAAGGGCCTTCGGATGATTTTATCATCTCAGGGCTCCGTTAAGTTTATAAGAGTAACCTTAGCTCTTTTATCGTTGTATCGCGTAATAGATACTCCTGGTATAATGAAATTGGAGACGATTACTAAACCCTTTACAGGGCTCTCTACTACTCTTCCGAGTGTAGAATTATCGCTTCTCTTTCATTCCTTGTTTGATCCTTATGTAAATAAGGTTAAACCGGACCTGGGAGCTACTTTATTGCCGACTAGAACGGCAGGACCAAATTCTAAAAGATCTTTCCTTGGCACTCCCCTGGACGCAATTTTTATTGCGACTAAGGCGCCTCAGTTACTGAGGCGTTTTCAAGAGTTATCGGAGTTCTTTGTGAATGACATACATAGTCTTCTCGTTAAAGAGATCGCTTTTGTATCTTCATTTACAAGTCTCGAAGACATTGAAAAAGTTCGTAGGACGGAACTTAAAATTGGTAAACTTTCTAAAAAGTTTGAACCTGCGGGTAAAGTGCGGGTATTTGCTATAGTAGATAATTGAACTCAATCATGTTTGAAACCCATACATGACCACATCTTTTCCATTCTTCGCTTGATCCCACAAGATGGGACATTCG